GTTAGACGGCGGTTATCACAAGCGTTGAAACCATGTCGCGCAGCTTAACCGTCAGTGTGCATGTTCCGGCAGTGAGGATACTGACAGCCGCCTGACCACCGGCGGATGTGCTGATATGCTGCACCATGCTGGGGTTAGATATCGTCCAGACCGCGCCGTCAGCGCGCCCGATTTGAGCGCCGGTCTCACCGCTGACTAAAAACGCGCCGAGGTATTGCCAGCCTTTAGGGGCGGTCGCGTTCAGCATCGTGTAATGCGTCCTATCTACCTGAGTGACATACCACGGCGACGTGGGTGTTTTGTTGCTGTCGTTCTGGATGAATATGGTGTCGGCTGGTGGTGGGGTTTTGCTCGCTCCACCGATGACGATAGCGCCCGGCACTGATATGCCGCGCATATTGGTGCCACCAATGACAGTGGCATCGGGTGTTACAATCATTGGTTGCTCCAATAAAAAACCGCCCGAAGGCGGTTATTTGATTAATTCTTTAATTTCAAGAGTTCCTTCAAATAGGATTTCTGTAGCCACTGGATTAGTCACAATACCACTCCAGTATTTACGTGCCTTTTGCAATGTTAAGTCGTAAGGCTCAACATCCACGAGCAAGTGTTCGTCACTGGCAGTATGTAACGAGCCATTTGGCACAACCCTAAAAACATTGATTTCTTCTTCTTTTTTGCCGATGCGCTTTAACCAGTACTCTAGATTTGCCTCACCTTGGGCTAACCAAGCGCATCTCTGCCGTGACGGGAGGTGTAGAAACTCTTCTCGTCGAACGTTTTCCCAAATTAGTTCTCGGGCATAATTACTAAAGTACTTTGCTGTTTCAAATCCCATCCTTGCCACGTGCTGTGAGTTTGGGTTTGTAAAACGCCCTTCTTTTAGCTCCTGTAACACCTGCAAACGTGTAAAAGACACCTCACCAGAAGGGGTTTTGACGGTTTCTGTTGGATAATAAGAATTTAAGTAATAATTAAAGAATGGATTCACATCCGTAGTTGTCAGTACATCTCCTGATTTAAGGGGCGCGTGTCTAGACCATGGGTATTGGTAAGCCATTGCTATATGGAAGAAGTCAGATGTCATGTGAAACTTATCCTTGTATTAAGTAATCATAATGCTATGAATTTTGTATAATCTCCACTTTCATTATGCATATGACTCAAAATCAACGATTACCATACTCATTAGGATCAGGCGCACTCTTAAATGCGTCTTGTGCTATTCACTCTTATAGGGATTCTGCGGGTTTAATCTCACCCTCTTCAAACCAAGCATCCAGTGCTCGACCACCAGCGGCGCAATAATAAATAAGATACTGATTGCAACAGTTGGCATAATCGGCGCGGTTATTCACGTGTCCTTCTTCTCCACTCACAGTAACCTGAACAACCTGACCTAACTCATGTTTAAATCCCATGACACTTTCCTTTTGCTATAAAATAGCCGTCTGCGTGGACCTGTTAATTCTTTTGCTCAAAACAGTTTTTCTCCCACGTTTCGTTGTGGGTCAGAATTTGTCGCTGTGTTGGGGCGCTTATCACCTCGATATCATGGTCACTGACATAAATTGGGCGCACCCACTCACAGCCGGTATCAATCACCCTCACGCCGCCACCGTTGCCGCAGCCGCTCAGACACAACAGCATCAGGCAGGCTGTTAATTTCCTGCTGAACATCGACAGCATTTTTCAGTACCTCAATGCGATTTTTTGCTTCCTCAGCCTGAACAGATGCCCGCTCAGCAGCTGCTGAGGTTTTAGCTACGTTTTTGCCTCTGCTCCGGCCCAGACCAAACGCAGCCAGCACCAGCCCGATAACTACCACCAGCCCGGTTAATAGCGTCTGCATCAGATCAAGCCGTTGTAGGCATCATAGGTGCCGCTGCGCATAACCTCAGCATGGCGGCGTGCGCGGTCACGTGTCTGTCGCGCCCACAGACTATTCAGCATTCCACCAGCTGCACCGGCAAAATCACCACGTGCAATCATGCCCAGCGTATTAGTGAATCCTGCCAGACCTGTTACACCCATCTGATATGCCATGCTGATCAGAATGTCGCGGCGTGCGTCGTTGCACTGCGCGAGCGCGGCCACAATTGCAGGCTGCCGATTCATTGAGGCTGTTTTGGCTTCTACCAGGCACTGTTTCCAAACGTCACCAGCACGGCGCGGGACGGTAAACTGATATTGATTGAGCGGAGCGTTCTGAGGGCCAATCCTGATACCACCGGCAACGGTTGGAAAATTGCGGGTGTCCCAATAGGGAGCCTCGCGATAACCCTCTTCAAAATTTAGGATTTCAATGATTTTACTCATCACCTTTACTCCGTGGTGGGTATGAAACAATGCGTGCGACATTACCTCGCGCCGCAAATACAGCCGCGCAAATAAGCGCGTTCGCTACAACTACCGGCCAGCCGCTGGCATGGTATTGCCCGAACAGCCATAGCAATGCGAAATTGCCATAAAACAGAATCAGACCGGCAGCTATCCAGGAAATACCGCGTTTATGTGTTCGCCCTGTTTTGCTGAACGCCATCAGCCGCAACGCAATAGCCGTGCTAATGGCGACATCAATCACTGTCAGGAAATCGCTACTAATCATGATTTCTCCCCCAGCCATTTTTTAACGAATGGCAGCTTTGAAACGCCACCATTTTTCAGCCAGAAATAGCCTTGCACCGCAGCAGCGGAAATAACGACAGCAGCCAGGGCATCAAGTGGTTTTTCCCGATAATCGAAATAGTTCTCAACTTTGTCTGCTACAAATCCGGCCCCAAATACGCCAGCTGCATAGCCAAAGAGGAAATAACCAAATATCTGTCGTCGTGTCAGGTCGCTGGCGGTGACGATAAAACACATCGAACCGGCAAACGCACCGAATGCGATTGAGTAATCTACAGAGGTGATGAATCCCACCAGCGCAGACGTGACAATGCCCCAGCCAGCTACGGTTGCCGTAGCGCCGGTGCTTAATGGCTCAGCCATTAGCGGTCCCTCTTAATGATTAATAAATTCTGATTTACTCGATTAGCTGATTCAGTTCGCTAACCGTCTGCCGGAAACGCTCCTCTTCCAGCTCTACACCAATTGCAGAGCGACCAAGCTTTATGGCTGCCTTTATCGTTGAACCTGACCCCATGAAGAAGTCAGCAACTACATCACCCGGCCTGCTGCTGGCATTGATAATCTGTTCCAGCATGTCGGCAGGTTTTTCGCATGGGTGTTTGCCGGGGTAAAACTGAACCGGCCTATGTGTCCATACGTCTGTATAGGGAACCGCAACTGAGACGCCGAAATATCTGCGGAGTGATTTGTACTCCTCCTGCAGCTCCAGATATTTGCGGTTCAGTGAGTGATACGTGTCCACCAGCTGGTGGTGCGGTGTTGCTAACGTTCCTGATTGATGGCGCGCAATGGCTATCTCAGTAAACAGTGCCTGCAACTTCAGGTAGTCAGCCTCGCTGGGTAGCTGCCACTGACTGGTGCCGAACCAGTGCGAGACCATGTTCTTCTTGCCGGTTGCCGCAACAATTTGGGCAGCGGTTACACCCAGCTCTGACCGTGCATCACGGAAATAATCAATCAGGGGTGTCAGCACCTGCTGTTTCAGTTCATCGCATTTCCGAGCGTAGGCGTCTGGTTTGTATGGCCCCTGATAATGCTCTGCAAATAGTATGCGTTCAGTCGAGGGGAAGTATGATCTCAAGCTTTCTTTGTTGCAGCCCTTCCAGCGTCCATCAGGCTTAGCCCAGATGATGTGGTTGAGGATGTTGAATCGGTTACGCATCATGATTTCAATTTCAGATGCGAGTCGATGCCCTGAAAACAGGTAGATGCTGCCATTGGGTTTCAACACTCGCCAGAACTCCGCCAGGCAGCAGTCCAGCCACCTTAAATAATCTTCATCCCCTTTCCACTGATTATCCCACCCGTCAGGTTTAACTTTGAAATAAGGCGGGTCTGTAACAATCAGGTCAACTGAATCGTCTGGCATGGTTTTAAGTACGCACAAACAATCGGCATTGAATAATTCAATGCCGGGCAATGTTATTTTATGATTCACTTAAAAATCGCTCAGTAATAAAGCCAAAAATAAAAAAAGTCTATCGATGTGCAGGACTTGAGACGCTTTAGCCTCAACAATGAGTGGTCCTCTGCAATGATAAGTGGTAACGCATAGAAACCATCCTTATCACGTTACAATACTTTTTGCGTACGCGTTAGTAATTTATTATGATTCCTATCAACTACACAGCGCTACAACAGGGATGAGTAAAAATGAGTAAAATTGTCATAAAACATGTTATTGTTCATGAACTTATCAAGGAAGCTCAAAAGGATTTCAACCACTCTAAACCTTATAATATTCGAGATTCTGAGCTTGATAAAACCAACGATATAGTTCAGAAACTTGTCAATGGAGTGGTAGACCTGTACGGCACTAAAGGTAATTCAGCACATTATGGGGTTTTTATCACAAAAGATGACAAAAAGGGGCCTATTCCCGACTTATTCCATGAGTACCATCAATTAACAAATTTCGACTCTGCTAAGTTTATAGGTTTGACTACGCAGATTATGAAACAAATGTATCTTGCTGCAATATCACAACCATGGTCATCCGGTGGTTATGTTGTATTTTCAGACTATATAGCTTCAGGGTTTCGATACTTACTAGTAACAATGATAAAGAAAACCAATGGTGTTACCATAAGTGAAAATCTTGAACCTGAGGAAATGATACATTTAGAACTAAACAACATAAATCAAGCTGCTAAAATTAACTTCAGATATTATGATGATTATCAAAAAGCCTCCACTGAAGAAAAAACAGAACTAAGTTATCTAAGTTTTATCAGCAAAACCACTGGGCAATCTGCTGCAGCATATTTTATTTCAGCATTAGGTTGTGACAAAGGAACAGCCTCTGCTGGTGCAACCAGAAAACTTCCAAATGAAGCCAAAAGATTTTTTAAAAAACATCCTGAAATCGCAAGTAAAGCAGACAGTTTCAGAAACGCCTTAATCGCTTATATGGAGGGCCAGTTTAATAAAGGCCATTCTGCAAGACTATCTGACGTTGAGGCTTTAGCAACTAGCAAATTAAACTCTTTACCAGATGAAAAAAGAGATGAGCTAGTAAGAGGCTTGATGAAACATCTAAACAATGAAGAGGTTCAAATTCCGACCGAGTTTATAATAAATAAAACCTCTTTAGATAAAATCAGGAACGTAATATTTAAAGATCCACACTCACAGTATAGTTTCAATTTTGATAAAGATTTACTCGGGACAAACAGCGATGCTAAAATATACTACGATGATGAGGCTGGAAATCTTACTTTTAATAAACTTCCTGTTGAAGCAACAACTAAAATCAGACAGGCTCTCAAAGAGATGGGCATTGAATTTAAGAATGATAAGTGATAGATGAAAATGAATTTAGATGATGTCATTAAATTATACCGAGCATCAGAACGCCCTCTCTTCAATGGCGTTTCGTTTTCGGCTACAATAAAATTTGATGATAATCGCGAGCTTATAACTTCACTCTTTGATTACAAATCAACATTTGGAACCTTTAAGGACTTGGAAGTTGATGGTAACGATATATTTAGTCCTGAAGAGATACCAGATTCTGGCGATGAAGCTTCTTATACTTTTAGCATAAACCAAGGCAGTGCTGAGACTTTTTATACGACAAAATCCGATTTTGTAGTGATTAACACCCTTAAGAAAGGTGAAGTACCAAAAAATTATTATATTGTCGCTGATGATTACACTCCTTTGGATTCAGTAAAACCTGACTATATAAATAAAATTGAATCCATTTGTAGCCTAATTAAAAATTTGGCTAAAATTGCGCATTTTAATGACATCAAAAATGACAGTAATGGATCATTCTTCAAGCTTGTTTTTATTTTACATTCTGAGTCTAAATCGTCATCAGCAGTAATTGAAACAAAGCTTTCGGAAGAAGTTTTAAATGTGAATTCTTTAGACACAAGCATTGTAGATGGATTAGCCAAAGAAGATGCTGATAAAGACATTCATTACATTGAGAAGTTAAATACTTTTAGAAATACATTAATTGAATATGTTAACGCAAACTCTAGCGACTTTACATCTTTGATAATGAACTGGAGTAAAATTAACGCTCTTTATATAAATAATCTTGCTATCTACATGTCAGCTTTTTCCTTTCATAAATCACGAAAGGAAGTTTCAGAAGCTGAACTGGAGTATGCTGATAAATTATCCAAAGTAATTTCTGAATTATCAACTAAAGCATTAGCTATCCCTATATCTATGGTGGCATCAATAGCTATATTTCAAATAACCAGCAAACCTGAAATGCTTATCGCTTTTATGGGGGTATTTCTTACTTCTTTAATTACTTCTTTACTTTGCACTTCTCAAAAAAAACAGTTAGAAAGAATAATTCATGCAAAAGAAACTTTATTCTCCGGCATTGAAAACAGATTAAAAAGCGAGCAATCCGAGATAAAGATTAGGCTTGAAAGTGCCAAATCACATTTATTAAGAAATGAAGTGTTTTGCCGCCGAGTTCTTGATTTAACAATGACTTTATCCTGGATGCCAACCGGCATTGGCATCCTAGGCATTATTTACAAATTCGTTTAAATTAATATTCAATCATGCATAACATGCCATCGATGAAACCCATTGCTGTCTGTAGCTCTTTCCTAATGGTTCCATCGGAACACTTTCTCTTCCTTGCTATTTTCCTCAGAGAGATGCCGAAAACAAAGTGAATAATAATTAACTCATACTCTTCAGGTTTGTACTTTTTGAGCCTAGCCACACACCCGTCTATCTTAATCCCCTCATCGTCACAACACTTTAACCTAGATTTCTTACCATAAGGTATAAGTCCTTTAAATCCAGCAGCGATAGGCTGCCAATCAACCCCACTACTTTCTGCTGCCGCCCATGCGCCCCAACTATCTAATATTTGTGTCATGTCACGCATTATTATCTCCACACAATTAGTTTTTTACTGAACCTATAACGCCAACTGCTATGGCGTAATCGAGGAACCGAAACAGCAGCACAATCTGGCTGCCGTATTTCTCCTCAAACGCCCTAACATCCCTGTGCAACTCATCGTGATGCGCTCTGCAAAGCGGGATCACGAATAAATCATGGGATTTCGTACCCATTCCCCCCAGTCCATATCCAATGATGTGATGCGGATCATCAGCCTGCTGATTGCAGCAAGCGCATGTCTGCGTCTTTACCCATCGCGTGTATTTTGGATTCTCCCAGCGGCGGCGCTTTGGACGCAGCATGAATGACTCTGGTGATTCGGGATCGGCTTGCAGGATAATAACCCTTTTAACTTCCTGCGCGGCCTCCTGAATGATTTCCGTCGCCTGTCGTACAGGTGCGATCAGAGACTCTTTCAGCTCGCCTTGTGGGATAGCGTCTTTAGGCATGCGCAGAACGCGCCGTGCCGGTGCCTCTGGAATCAGATCAACAACGTTATTCAATGACGCCCACCAGCATAATTCCGGCAGAGTGAGCAGGTGGTCGCCGTGTAGCGCCATCTGGTTGCATGCCACTTTAATGATCCACAGCGCGGCGTTCCGTTTCGCGATGGCATCCATACGGCCCGGCATGCCGTTTTTCATGAATTCAGTATCATGGCTGCAGCATATCGATACCGGGCCACTCTCAGTCACTGCCATTGTGAATTCGTGATAGTGCCAGGTTCCCAGTTGTTCCCACTGGCAGTAACCGAGTGACTGAACATATGACGCCAGCGCATTTGGCCCACCAGCAGCCGCAATAACGCGTTCATGACTGAAAAACGCAGCCAGTGAGGGTTCATCCAGTAACGGCTGCGTAATGTCATTCAGTAGCCCTGACGGTTTGTCTGACAGGTCGGTTGTGGGCGTGCTGATCACCACGCGGCCCTGAAAAAGTTTTTCCAGTCCCGGACCCGGTTTGAACAGCACTATCCCTGTGCGTGGTGCGATTTCAGGTGTAAGCAATGCTCTCACGGTCACCTCAATGCACAGTGTCGAGCAGGCAAAGATGCTCGGAAAATTTTGCTTCGGAGAAATAAGGCTCGCTTTTAAGCGATACAGGGATTTCTGTATCGCTTAAAAGCTGAACGAGTTCATGGGTCTGTAGAAGGTTACGCCACAGGGATGGTTCATGTCTGCGTACGCCGCCTGCTACACGATGAAGATCGTTAAGGTAACAATGGCCGGAGTTGTCCTGACGAACGGAAACCCCATCAATCACTAAAATCTGATTCATGCTTTCTTCTCCACACACTGTTTTTAACCGGCCCCGCCCCATCATCTGCAAATGAACGGGACCAACCTTTGCCGGTAGCGTCTGCAAACGCTTACTAGCAGAACTATCTTAATGCATTAGAAAGAAATTTCACGACTTAACTAACAATTACATTTCTATTTAATCAGAGAGTCGTACCTTCCCAAACCCAATGAAATAATGACATATCACATGTATAAAAACTTAACATCATTAATCGTCTAAGGTGTTAAAATAAAACCAATGGTATTCTAACGCTTGTAGAGACAACCCAACCCTGTCATTTAACTGTACACCTTTGAAAGTTTGATAATGCTCATCGCACACCCTTTCACTAACATGGATTGTTAATGTTTTCGGCTCAATAGAAATGAGGTGACTATCAAATAACCGATGGATATCGGTGCGTAGCAACAATCCATTTTTAATATGATTATCCTTTTCACCTCTATAAGGATAAATGTGTGCAGCATCTAGCACTTTCATTTCCTTGCATCCAGTAATAGCACACTTTCCCCATGCATATTTTAAACTTTCTCTAAATTCAGCCTGTCCTGTTCGCATTGCAACATTTACTTTTTTTATCATTCGATCATCGGATTTACTAATATTAAAGTCGTTTAGTTCACTTAGGGGGGAGGTTACAGTCGATACAGATTTTCCCTCCACAATCTTACTTGTGCTTACCAGTTTATTATGTGAGGCAATTTTTTTTAACTGTTTTATTTCATCCTCGAAGGTTGGCAGATCAAGCTCCTTTATCATGCTAGTCTCAAGGAAATTTTTGTAGTTAACTAACTTAAAATCTAGCCCCCGCACATAGCGTATAATTGAGAGAACGAGCGCTGCTTCATCAGCATATTTAAAAGCAACTTCTCTATTTTTCCACAACCGCTCTAATTCATCCGCACTTAAATTATCATAACGTTTTAGAATTCCTCCGAAATTCTTATCTTCAGGTGCATTTCCTGACTCATTGGAATTAGTATCAACGGTAGCCTCTACGCTTGCTACTTCTAACTTTGCCACATCAGGCCCAGAAAAACAGTCGACATTCGCATCTGCATCTGCATCTGCATCTACATCTACATCTACATCTACATCTACATCTACATCTACATCTACATCTACATCTGTAGATTGATTCACACTTACGTCTAAATCCAAATAATTTTCCGACCTGTTATCCAGGCTTAAATATCTCTCCCCCCCAAAAAGCATTAAAGATAAATAGCATTGATAATTAATTTTTTCATCTATAATCCCTAGACTTTTGTGGATTAAAAACAATAAAACCGAAGAGTCTAATAATGCGACACTTCCAGTTGAAAAAATCTCGGTAAGTGAATCAAAATTAAGTTTTTGATATTCATCATATCTAGCAGAAAGATAATCGCGCTGTTCCTCTCTTAAATAAACAGGGCAATCATTACTAATATTATAAAGCAAATATGAAATTAGTTCTTTCTGTATTTCCTTTGATGAATAAGATTGTGGGGCATCAAGAAAAACACCTTCCAGTCTATCTAAAGCTTTAAGACAAATTCCCGCGAGTTTATTCATAGCATCCTTACGGGCATCAACTGCTTGATCGGCATAGACTATAAATTTACCTCCATTACGAATATGCATTATTTCGAGCTGATAAACTTCAGAACACTTGACAAGTTTAATAATGAAGCCGTATTTTTGCAATTTTTGCAAAACAATATTAGAAACGACGTCCTGTATATTACGCTCATTCAAGCGGCAGTCTTTCACTCTCTTATACACCCAATTGAGTGCTGTTGAGTAATTGATGACTTCATTATATGAAAGCCTTACAGAAGCGTCCTTATTGAGCAGGTATATAAGCGAAAGTCCAAATAAAGCCTGAATGCAATCCACATAATAGGATTGATTAGTATAATCAGTATGATTTTTATAAGGCAGTGTCTGTTTCGAAATAAACCCAGAGTTATAAAAACTCATAAATGCTTTTTCGGATAATACCATTATTCCTAAAGTCGTTCTATCTACAGTTTTTTCCCCGTTAATAATTAGAGTCAACATACTTATGGAAGACAGAAAACTAATAAAATGCGCACCCAGAGTAGCCAAGTCTCTATGTGTTTTTATGGATTTATTTTTACCTCTTATGCGCGAGTGAATAAACACCTGAATAGCATCGAAGGCGGCAGGCAAACCAAATGCGCTATTCAAATCGTCGTTAACATAACGTTCTTTGACTTGTCGAATTCGCAAATCAGACCAAATATCTTCAATGTTATTTATTTTATAGGTTTTTTTTTGAAGAGGTTGAATCTTAAAATACTCACACACATTCGCAGCAACATTACTTTCTGCTTTTTTCTTAGACTCACCATTTGCTGTAAATACCCTCCCATTGGTCAAAACAATTTCACTTTTGAATATTGGAGAATGTTGAGTTCCTCCATCCTGAAGTGTGCTATATGAAGGGGTTGGAAGCCTCTGCTTTTGGAAATATTCTTGCAAAATTGTTTTAGAATCTTTCCCGACAAATATATCGAAGCTAGGAAGGGTTTCAATGAAGAATCTAAAATTTGATAAAATATCATTATTAAATAGGGCTCCAAGGTAGTAATGAAACAATTGGAGAATCATAGGTGATGATTTAGCTTCATTCTCGATAACCCCTGGACCAAACTCGGCTTGTTGATAAGCAATTGTTAATGGAAAGCTTGATATTACAAGATTCCTAAAACTTTTCTTCATGCCGGCGATCATGATACTTAAATTATTATCAGCTTCTTCAGCACATAAGCATCTAAAAGCAAGTATCAAATGCTCAACATCCTTTCCAACAGAAATTGTTGCGTTATAAATATCAGGATCACAATTTACTGATGATCGATGGATAATTTTGATATAATTATCGTTAACATAGCTTTTAAAAAAATCATTCACGCTCATTGGCACCTTATAACCTCTCTATTTCTTTGAACTGGGAATAACGACACTTAATCTAAATCACACAACATATTTAGCATTGGAGCATGTTAGCATATTGATTATGTACCCCTCAAATTTAAGGAGCTTTTTAATGATTTTTTCATAACTTTCTTGTACTCTTGAAATCACCAAGCATTATAAATGCATAGCATTGTCATTCACTTACCATAACATGATAGGAATCACAAAGAAGGCCGCTTTCCTTCTTTTTCTAAAAGTAATCAAAAGTGCTGCCGCTTTCCAAAATATATTAGAATCGAACCTTAATTATTTAATATAAATTAATAAAGCACTTCCCCACCAACAACAAAAGGCTTGAATAAACATATATATATCTTAAAACCTTATAAGATTATGTTATCAGCATCTTTGCCCACAACCCCCCCTTCATCTTCCTTACTAACTTTGAGTTGATTTTAATAGCCTAAGAAAACTCTTTAAGAGGGTGATTTCGGACTAAACCATGATTCTAGTGAAATTTATTTTATGGCTGGACCTTTCCTATACTTCCACATAAGCTTTAACAGTTTATAAAGGCTAACTTAACTCTAAAAAAATCCGTTTTCAAGCTTCATCTTCCTCAGTAAGGAGTTTTGGCAATTACTTCATCCGGCACAATTACGAGCATCGGATTATCTAACGAGTCCGATGCATAAATATGCGCAAGGCTGTATTAATAAAGTAGATAAGCACTTTATGCCTAAACCTCGCTCCTGCTCTGCCTGCGCCTTAACGCCGCTTTGCGATAAAATATCAACTCAGATCAATCCATATTTGCGTCATCCCGATTTGTCATAGCCTACTACAAGCTCAGATGTGTACTCGGTATACTTGAACGATATTCAGCAATAATGGCCATAACTTCTTCAACACGGTTCGAGTCGATAAACAGCACTGTGTTCTCTTCGTCTATGCGCCCGTTCTGCACATCACAAAGTAATTCCACCAGACGGCGAGCGCGGGCGGCGCTGAACTGCGGTATCACGTCTGCTTTGGTTAACTTCTTCTTGCCGGTCGCCTTGGCTTTCTCCAGTTGCGTCCTGGCGACGCTCCCGGCTTTCACGCCATGCTCACGCACCAGCGCCACGGCAGTAGTCGCTGCAACCTCTTTGTTTTTAACCAGTGCGATCAGCTCATCGCCAGACGTCAGCAGCGACAGGTGGTTTTCAACGTCAGTGATCGAGCGCTTAACTTTTTTGGCAATCTGAGCCTGTTCCCAGCCCTGATTAATCAGGCGCTGATATGCAGCTGCTCTCTCGAGAGGTTCCAGTGCGCGCCCCTGACTGGATGTGACCATGAAGGCAATACGATCCGCCTCACTACCTATGAAGTCTTTGCATTCCAGGCGTATGTCATAACCGGCCTCCTGTGCCAGTTTGGCACCGTAGTAACGATGGTGGCCATCGATGATTTTTATGCCCTGCTCTGTTACCTGCACAGCGAGCGGAGGCAAATGCTCACCAGCGATGTAGGCATCGCGGAATTCTTCGACGTGAGTTTGGTCGATTTCTCGGATGTTGTAACCAATCTCTACATACAGTTCATCAACGCCAAGCAGGTAGGTTTTGCGGGTAGTGATGTTCGTTTCAGTTTTAGATTTGTTGTCGTAAATTTTCGATAAAGTTGTCATTTTTAATCCCTTATTAGCCTCGAAACCCTTCTGGGGTGGCGTAATCCACTGGTGAAATGTCTGTGATCGACCGCTGAACAGGGCCAAGCCTGAGTACCAGCTCATCCCATTTTTCGCGGAGTTTTGACGGGCTGAGGATGTTCCGGCACCAGAACGGATCACCCTGGACGCGCCGGAACATCTTGCAAATCTGGTAGTGGCTGCGCTGGTCCTGTGAGCACATCAGGCGGACGTCGTTAGCCCACGCGGTCCAGTTGGGTTCTCTTGGTCTTGCCAGTTCGCCATCAGTCTCGGCCGCTTTTTCGTAGAGGTGGATGATTTGCTCCCATATCCACTGCGCGCACTTCAAATCCTCCTCGCTGCCCCACATGGTTCTTTTGGGGCTGTACACCACCACGTCTTGATGACCAGATAGAGAGTTGTCCACAGGCAAAACGTCCGGGGGCGTAGCTCCAGGACATATAGGTTTTTTATCTAATGGATCATGTTTTGAATTTACTGACGGATCGTCGCCAGATTCTGGCGGGTGAAAATCCGAATTTTTGCCAGATTCCGACAGGTCAAAATTTGAGGGGTCAGAATTTGGTGCATCAGATTTTGACGCGTCAGATTTTGATGTATCAGTTTTTGATGCATCAGATTTTGATGTGTTAGATTCTGACGCGTCAAAATCTGGCTGGTGGGCATAGGCAGCGTCACGCAGTTTCCTGACATTTAGCTGATACATGTTCGAGGTGTTACGGTTCCCCTTACGCCGTGTGGTACTGGTCAGCCAGCCATCGGCCTCTAGCTTGCGTATCGAAGTGCGCACAGTGCTGGAGCCTGCGCCTATTTGACGGGCTATGGTCGCGATTGACGGCCAGCAGATGCCCTCATCGCTGGAGAAATCAGCCAGGCGCGCCATGATGGCCACGCTGGTGATTTTCATACCTGACGCTGCGCAACCGTCCCAGACGTATGCAGACAATTTAACGCTCATCACTAACTCTCCTGAACTTCTGCCCCCATAGATTGCGGGGCTGGACGCAGACGTACGGGTAACCTGGACGCCGGAAAAGCACCCGATTATTTGTTACATCAACGCCTATGGTTTCAACTATAACGCCGCGTGGATCGGCATAGCGCGCGATCCACGGTTGAATAATCTCGTCTGATTGCTGGGGCATTTATCCCCCTGATTTGCGTATTTTCTGGAGGTGCTCACCCACAGCCCACTCAACGAAACTGTGGTTAACGGTTTGAGGACCATCAGGTAAATTGAGTGAATAGCGGAATGGCTGCTGGCTGGTCCCGCCTGTCATGGGCAGGCAACGGAATTGCGGAAAACCCGGGGATCTGTTTAAATTATTCACGCGATTATTTCTCCACACTAATTGATGTAGTCGCCGAAAGCGCCGGGCTGCAACCTGGCGCTTTCACTTTTCTGGGGCACAAAAAACCCTGTAAACCAGCGTCGTGTGCTCCTGTAATTTGGTAATGGCACGGTGTAGCTCCTCGTCAATCACCTCACGCTCATGCGGTTCAACTACTCCATCCTCAATTGCTGCCCTAACCTGCTGTGAGTACCGAGTGATCTGTTCGATAGCCTCCAGCAGTCGCTGATTGATATCGCCGTAGTCCACCAGCGCGACATCCGGTAGTGGCACAAAAACGCCGCCAGATGTTTTGGCAATGACGTTTGCAATGTGATGACTGCCAGCTGCCTGCTGCAACACCAGCGACCAACCAATTGGAAACAACTGATCGCCACCACTGCGCAGCCTGTTATGAACTGCGTCCTCGGTTACATCCAGAATCTCAGCGGCCTCGTAATATCCACCAGCCAGACCGGCGATAGTTTTGCGGATCGCCTTAATCAGCCACGCTGGCTGTCGTTCAGCTTTCCATTTCGGTTCATTACCCACGGTCCAATTCCTCCGGCTGTGGTTTGTTTATCTGGCGCAATGTGTAGGATAAATATCAGGACGGAGCTGATTCTTTGTAACCTGCCCGCTAGTGTGCTGCTCAATGGCTTGGGCAAGTGAAAAGCCCGCTTTTTTGTGACCGGCAAAAACCAGCCGGAGATAACCAGTGCTGGAGCCTAAAATCTCAGCCAGCGCCTTCCGTTCTTCCAATGACAGTGAATTCCAATAGCTTCGCATGACTATGTACCTCCGGTATACATAATACACATGCAATTGGAACCTTCAAGACCCTTGTTCCCATTTGGTACACGTTATTCAATGGAGCTATGAAAACCATTAAAGAAATCCGTCGCATTAATGCGAGAAATTTGCGCGACCACGCTGGTGGCAACTCATCGTTTGCAAAAAGAATTGATCGTGAGCCAACCCAGACCAGTCGGTTCCTAGGTGAAAATGCAACCAAAAATATTGGTGACGATTTGGCGAGACATATTGAGGAGTGTTTTAAAAAACCAGTTGGTTGGTTGGATCAGGATCATTCCGAACAAAATATCAACAGTTTAGATTTAGAGAGAGTTTCTGGCACCTCTTTGACTATCCACAATGTGCCCGTCATCTCATGGGTGCAGGCTGCAGCATGGACTTCAACTAACCATGAAGAGGTAGATTTGAGCGCGTTTGAGGCCTATCCATGCCCTGTCCCATGCGGCCCCACTACATACATTTTGAGAGTCACTGGTGAGTCGATGATCGACGAATACAAGCCCGGTGAAATGATTTTCGTTGACCCTGATGTGGCACCTGTTCATGGTGACGACGTGGTCGCACTTATGACTAACTCAGGTGAAACAACGTTCCGGCGTCTGATTGAGGATGGCAGCGAACGCTATTTGAAGGCGCTTAATAAAAGCTGGCCGGAGCCTTATATCCGAGTAACTGATAACTGCACCATCATTGGTACAGTTATATTTTCGGGTAAACCCCGGAGATACCAAAACCGTTCCTAAATATTCGAACAAAAAATAAAAAAGAACCTGCGGAAGCGGGTTTTTTTGCGCTTGACATTGTACCCCACAGATACATAATGAACCCAATTTCACCGGGTACATGTACTCAAAAAAATTTTCTATGTGGAGAAACGGCGGAGGGCTATTGCAGTAGCCCACCAGCCATAATCGAGGAAATGATTATGATCTTGGACATCGACGATCTGATTACTGAAATTTTCGACGAATACCCCCAACCACGCCTCATCTGTAACACCCCTGGCGATTACACATCGCGGCTGATTTCGCAGCTCAACCGGAAACGCACCGCGCGCACCAAACTTATCCCTCCCCGCTCGCATGTATGTTCTCGTCCTGCTCAGCAGGAGGCGCAGCGATGAAGAAAGTGGCCCAATATCGCCGCAGCAAAGGACCTAACGCCGGTTTCAGCGAAAAGTTGGCCTGGCAGCTATCCAAAGGACCAGCAACGGGTCGTGAGCTGGCGGCGCGCTTTGGTATCACCCTGCGTGAGTTCAACCGTCTGATCAACAGCACGCTTCGACGCGGCGGTGAAACGTTGCAGGTTGAGGCATCCAATCCGGTCAGCCTAGGTGGTAATGCTCTCGACCGCACCTACACGTTGGTCAGGCGTCCACGCCGGGTTGCCCCGCAGGCATTGCCACCAATGGTGATCAACCAGAGCAATGACCGGTCAGAGGAGGCTATCAAGCGCCACCGAGCAGCAGCTAAACGACGTGCCCGACTGATTGCCAGCGGGATTTACATGGAATGTATGGGTTAAGGAGTCAGGAATGAGTGAAGTTAAACGTTATTCCCATAATGGGCTGAGGGGAATGTTGGAGCACAAGGCGGGTCGTTATGTAAGTTATGAACGCTACGCTGCCCTTAATGCAGAACGTGACGTGTTAGCGGCTGAGAATGCATTTCGTGGAGAAATAATTGATCGCCTCATAGGCCAATACAGTGCGGCGGGTTATCACGCCGTACAGAATTCACTTAATCCAGCACAGTCATTGCTATACGACGCAATGCAGGTGCTTAAACAGACAGCCACCAACACCTACCTCAACTCTGTGCGGGCTGAGGGTGTGGCGATGTTTGCCAAGCACTGGGAAAGCAACTGCGCTCACGATGACACCTTTGTCGGCAAAAAGGCTGAGCATTTCGCCGCCCGACTTCGCGCCGGTAAGGAGAGTATGTAATGAGCATTAAGCCCCAAGAAGTTCAGCGTGATCAATATGGCTATTGGTCTCACCCTGATTATCTGGCGTTCTGTGACGGTCGTGAATTTATTCCTAATGCCGAATTTGACCAGTGGATGTCTAAGCACGGCTTGCAGTGGCGTGTTGAGTATCGTGATGAAGACATGATCGACCCCAATGTGGATGGTTGCGATATCTCTGCCTGGCAACCGGAAAGTCCTGAAGGTGAACGCTGGTTTGTTGGCTCCATCCATGACACTGAAGACGGTGCGGTTTGTATTTGGCTTCGTGCCAGTAAGGATGGTGAGTGATGGATGCATCCGCAAAAAAGAAATACCTCTCCAAAATCCAGAAACTGATGCGTCTGGCAGAAAACACCAGTAGCCCTGCAGAAGCCGCCAGTGCCATGTCAAAAGCTCAG